TTTCTTCCATTTTGGCATCACTCAACCCGCCACAACATCCGCTGTGGCGGGCGCTATGGTTTCAGGTTACGCGGTCAGCGCGTCGAGCATGGCCGCGAACGATTCCGCATGCCGCACGGCGACGTCGACATCCTGGAGGGCGATAACCCGGACGGTACCGGAAGTGCCGCCGGTGTATGGATCGACGGTCAGGTCCAGCGTGCCCCACATGCCGATAATCAGGTCGGCCCAGTTGCCGTAAAGGATCGCGGAACAGACGCCGACCGACGTTCCCTTTGTCAGGTTGTCCGGAACCTGGTTGGATACGCCGCAGCGGGCCCCGGCCAGCTCGGTGAATCCATCCATATCGGGGAAATCCTTCACCACGAACTGCGCGGTGCCGGTGGCCTTCTCGGTCTGCATCAGTTTGCCGATGACCTTCGAGCTGGTGAGATATCCCAGGGTGCCGATATCGGCGTTGTCCTGGGCCACGGCCGACCATAGGCTGACGATGTTGCCCCAGGTCGGGGCCAGACCGTTCGTGCCGCCGGCAACCGCCCCGATCCCGGAGACGTTGACGATCCCCGTCGGTTCGTTATAGGTGGTCGGGCCCCGGCCGGTGATGGCGGCGCTATCGATTGCATGGGCAAGGACCTTGGCCAGATCGCCGCGAACGAAGTTCTCGATATCGATGGAACTCTGCTTCAGCAACTTGCGCGAAATGTCAGTCCAGGCGCCGACGGTCTTCGGGGCCAGGGTGACCTGGTCGAAAGCCTGCTGGCTCTCGGTCGGCGCTCCGGATTCAGCTACCCAGTAAGCGGTGGCGCCGCCGGTCTGCCGGGGGATGGCGATATCGCCTACCAGGCCGCCGAGGTCGGTCGCGCCCATCTTGCGGACCATCATCCGACTCCGCAGCAGGTCGATGAACGACCCGGCCATGAGGACGGTGTCCTTGAGGTGTCCGCCGGCGGTGGTGGTGCCGACGGTCAGATCACGCTGCATGACCTCGAACGGAACCATGATGCCACTGGCCGAGCGGTGCAGCTTGGCGGCCACGGCATCGGAGGCCTCGAACTCGAACCGCGCTGCGTCCTGCGCCTTGCGGTCGGTCGGGTTGGCCAGGGCGTTGATTGCCCGCATGAACGAAAACTGACGGGTCTCGCTCGCCGAGAGTCCAATGGTCGGGTCGGTATCTACCGGTTTCATCCCGCGCTTCGCCAACTCTTCAAGCATGAACGCGTGGAACGTTTCTACTGATTTGCCGTTGGTAATAAATTCCTCGGCTTGTTTACGCATATTGTGCCGTTCGGCAGATGCAATGATGTCGCGCACCCTGTTTACCTCGGATTCTCTGGCTTCGGACGCGGCTTTCTTCTGAATCTCTTCAATATTCACGGGGGTATTTTCTTCTGCCATGATTCTTACCTCAATTGGTTGTGTCACGGCCGGTGCGCCGGATCTGCCGACGCCTACGGTTTTGTCAGCCGGAACCGTGACAAACGATACTTCGTGCGGCTCCCAGGAGGTCACCCGGTACTCGTCGCCGGTATCGCTCTCCTTGGTGAGCTTCATCTCGTACACCCGATACCCGACACTGATGTTCGTCCGGATGCCGTCCTTCACATCTTGAAAAAACTCATCGGCAGCTGCGCTTCTCCCGAAACGCACGATTGCCCGCCCCTTGCGGTCACTGTCGATCCATGCTTTTTCAATGATTCCTATCTGCCTGCTATGGTCGTGCTGGTCGAGCAACGGCGCCCTCCCGGACGCCAGCCATCCCATTTTAACCTCGCCGCTGTCGTGCCCGAGGGTTTCGTATCCGAACCATCGCAGGTATGGGTCCTCTGAGGAGAACGCCACCTCGACGGTTCTGGACTCATCGTTGACCGCCTCTCGATTCAACGAAATAGAACGATACAGCGTCTCAGTCGTTAGCCTGCGGAGCTGTTCTTGGTTCAGCTTTTCCATTTGGTTTCTCCCAATTAAACACCGGTAATGTCAGCCCGTACTGCTTCGCCAGATCGCGTGCCCTGGCGTTCTCTTCCATTATTTCCTCAAGGTCATAGCCGCGTTCTGCAGCGACATCGAAGAGGGATTTGAAGCCGTTTTTCACGTCGCTTACGGCGGCTGCCGACTCTTTTGCCGGGTCAACCCAGTTCCATCCCCGCGGCTTCCACCTGACCTCACGAAATTTGTCGTACTTCCCTGAAGGCAATTGCAACGCCCCTGAAATAATGGCCATGCTGAGCCACCGTTCGAACACCGGTGTATAGAACCGCTCGATCATCCACCGTTGCAGCATCCGCCAGGCGTCTCTATCTGCCAGCTCGCCGGATCGGATAGAGGAATAGCTGACCCCCTCCAGATTGTTGGCCAGGGACACATACGAAACGTTGAGTCCAGAGGCTATGCCGCGCAGCACCGCCTTTTCGAACTGCTCGAACGCCGCTACCGGGTGCTCCGGATCCCAGCTCTGAAACTGCATCTTGGCCGGAAGCTGTTCGAACGTGCCCGGCTCGGCTGACGTGACCAGGTCGCCCGTCTCCGCATCCTCTTCCTCCCCGGTGTACTCGCTGCCATCTTCCGGGATGAAAAACCCCATTTTCGAGGCGGCAATCCTGGAGGCGATCAACTCGGCTTCTTCGTAGGCGCCCAACTGCTTCAGCCGCTGCATGGCGGTTACCACCCACGGGACCGCCCTCGTCTGCCCAGGGCGATCCGGCCGGTAGATATGCAGGATGTCGTTGGCTGGAAACCGCTCCGAGGTGTTCGACTGCATGCTGTACGGGTCGCCGGGATGGCTGGTGGACAGCCAGTAGGCCACTGGGCGGCGGAATCGGTCTATCTCAACCCCCATGATGATCCGATTGCCGTTGCCCAATATCTCGTTTTTGGTTAGGTCGAGGTGATCGGCCTCCAGCACCTCAACTGCAAAAGCGAACTCTCCCGGCCATGAATTGTGAAGCCTTACCAACACCTCACCGTCCTGTGCGCAGGTCTCGATTATCTGGTTGGCGATATCCCACAGCGACATGGTGCCGGATACCGAGCAGTTTTCCGGACGTATCCAGCGCCACCACGCGTTTTCTATCTTCCGGTTCGCACCCTTGTCCGGATTGCCCCCAGAATCCATCGCCGCGGCCTGCATCCTGATCCCATCCGGGCCGATGACGTTGGTTTTCAGCATATTCGCAAATCGCCGCATGTAATCGTCGTTGCGGAACAGCTCGCGGCTCCGGCCGCGCAGGATCTTCAGGGCCTGATATGTCTCGACGTCGGCCGTCGTCTCGGGGAACTTCCAATCTCCGGTCAGGCGGTCAATGGCGGCGGCGGCATAGGATCTTTTCCGGCCGCGCGGACCCCGGACCGGCTCAGGTTTCGGCGCGGTTTTTTTGCCAAAGATCACAGACAGGATGCCCATCAGAACCTCACCTTGATGATCGACCTGGAGCCGAGCCCGGCCGTCCGCCTTTCAACTGCCTCCTGGCGCTGACGCTGTGCCCGCAGTTTGTCGAGCAGGGACAGTTGGTCGCCGGGGGGGATGTGCTGGACCTGGACGCCGCCGATGGTCTGGGCAAGCTGGGTCTTTGAGGCCCGCCCGGCGATGGACGCCTCCAGGGCCTCAATCGCCTTGTCAAGCCAGGTCCTGGCGTCGTAGCCGGTGGTCTGCGAGGCAAAATCCGGTTTTATTTCGATACTGCCGGAGCCGACCGTCACCCGGTCTGTTCCACTGGTTACCGAGGCCTGAAAATGATAGGTGCCAGGGGCATACGCCGCAGTGGTGGCGGATGGGATTGAAACCTGATGCTGAGACCCTGAGGCAGTGGAGGGAATGGTAATTTTTGCACCGTCCTTGACGAGGACGATAGACAGCACCCAGCCGCCGTCCGCCGGATAATCGGCATACGACAACAGCCATGCGAGCGAATCGCCGGCGATGAACGAGGACGGTATCCTGGTCAGGTTTTCCATGGCGGAATGTTACCATGGGTTTTTGGCCAAAATTAAAAAGGGGGTATAAAGGGTGCCTAAAGAGACAAAAAGGGATGATAAAGAGAGGTTGACAGGTTATTTTCCTGACAAATAATTAGATTTCTGCGTTTCGATCCACCGGAGGAGGTCATCATGAGTCGCCAACCACTGGCCGTCGGTCCCGACTTTGAACACCGGGAGGCTTAATTCGTTCACGTAGAACGACATCTTCTTCCAGTTCAAACCCGTAACCGCGCAGATTTCCTTCACTCCGCGATACACCAACGGCCTAGTAGTTGGAAACGAATCCACCTTTAATCCTTTCCGTGGTTTTTTTTACCATCTCGGGCATCTTTCGAGGGTCCCGTTTTTTCTCATGGTCGCTATCGCCTTTATGCTTCTCAACTTGTTGTTGAGACTTCTCAACTTGTTATAATTATCACGGTTTGTAGCCTTGATATCACCACCAAATAGAGGATATGTGTTAAATACTACGCTATCCATATACACCCTGTTGCCTTGGTATGTTCTAAACGCCGGGTTAAGGTTATAGTATATTGTCAATTTGATGTAGTTAGAGATTAGTTTATCCTCTTGTGTTACACTTAATTTTATATTTTTAGACCCTATTAAATCTGCCAGAATTCTTTCCATTTCAGATGCACCCCAGAATTTTGCATACAAATTGCCTGTTTTTAGGATTATATTATTCACAAGCAAACGAGCTCTATTTTTTTCATCTTCAGGAGTACCTAAAAAACGCTTAACGTCATTAACTTTATCTCTGCCCCTTTGCATGTTACACATAACAATTTGTTCTTTGTTGCTTAATATAGCCAATGCGCAGATTTCCTCTATTGTATCATTCCATCCACAGCAAAAATCTGCATAAAAAACGTCAAAAAAATTTCTACCTGCAATAGCTATTTCTATGAAATCCCCGCACAAAGCTAAACATCCTTTCTTCTTTAACCCTTCAACAACCTTGATGTCTTTATCTACGGCATAAAGGTTTTCAGGCATAAATCCGTTTGCAACAGCAACAGCCCTGTCTAGATCATCTCTTCCGGCGAGATAAAGCACTTTCGCCGTTTTTTGGCTATCAACGCGCTTGGCTATTTCTTTCCAAGCCCATCTCCTCCACTGGTTTTTCCTGCCGTGTTTGTAGTTTTTATCCCTACCAGTTGTTGACAAAACCTTTCCTCCGTCTTGGCCTTTTTTGTTGTTTTCTCGTTTCAACTTTTTTCTCCATAGGTGTAGATTCTTTTTTCTCGACAACCACCCAAGACAGCAATGACGCCCGCTTCTCCATACGAGCCTTTATCCTGGGCATATTCGGATTCAGCCGGGCCAGCGCGGCGAGGGCATACGCCCGGCAGTCGAGCGGTTCATTGCCGATATGGCTCTGCTTCTTGCTCCACTCATAGCCGATCAGCCGCCCGGCCTTCTTCTTTTCCTTTTTTTGCTCGTTGGTCAGCATATCGAAAAATTCAGGGCCGTAACTGTCCGGGAAGTGGCAATAGCCGGGGCCCGGCTCGGTGATCTTCTTCAACCGGCCGAAAATCAGTTCTTTCAGCTCGTCGACATTGGCCGTGTGCAGGATCGCCCGGCCGCTTTTCTTGTCCCCCTGCCACGTCCCGGCGTTGCAGATCGTCCCGGTGAGCACGCCCTTGGTCGCATAGATGTTGCGCCCACGGCGGGGTCCGGTGAATCGGTAAACCTGGCTGGCGAGGTACCCGGAATCGACAAACCCGCCGGCTATCCCCAGGGTGACGCCATCTTCACGGGTAAATCGCCGCTGCGTCTGCTCTTCGAGGTGGTCCCACACCGCCTGTTGCTCCGGATCGCCATTGATCACCACGTAATCGAGTGACCACGTTTCCCCCTCAAGGCCATGGCCAACAATTTCCAGCTCGATCCTGGGGTTTTTCCCGCCCTGAACATCGGCGCCGAAGGTGATGAGGATGACCCCGGCCGGAATGCAGTCAGGGGTATAGGCCTCGGTCCGTTCGGACAGTCCGGTTGGCTCAACCGACTCTCCTTTTTCCTCCCACGTTTCCCCGAGGATGGTGTTAATGACGGTTTTCAGGGATGTCGTGTCGCCGCGTTTTGCCAGCGCCACCGCATCGTTCCACTCCTCCGCGATCCATGCCCATGTCCGGCTGTACGAGTATGCCGCCCAGATCCTTGCCGCAATCTTCCGCGGCCGGTCGATGATTTCGTCCTCGGGAGAAAAAAACAGGTCGGTGTCATCGTCGTAATAGATCCCCTCGATCGTCTGCCATCGACCGGCGGCGTCCATCTCCGGATACGAAGCGTAATCGATGGCGCAGCCGTTGATGCATGTGAATTGCCCGGATTCCTCTCCGTGCGTTCGCAGGTTGGAGAATTCCAGCCGTTGCAACGTCCCACATTGAGGGCAGGGCAGATACCGGTAAAAAACGTGCCTGCATCCATCGACAGCGCCCTCGATGAGTGACACACCTTTGACCTTCGGCGTGCTGCCTCTGATCGATTTCGGGAAGCTCGACGTGTTGATTCGCATATCTCCGAGTTTGAACGGCGAACCCTCCTTGTCGATGTCCGGGTCGAAACCGTCGCACTCGTCATAGATGGCGACATCCTTGGTCATCCTGCGGTAATTCCTGCCGCTCTTCCCGCCCTTGATATCCAGGGTCGCGCCATGGAATTGCTTTTTCTCAATGGTGTTGAATTTGCTCTTGCTGCCGACAGGGCATTTGAGCAGCGCCCCCAACAACGGCACATCACGCAACATCGGGTCAACCTCATCGGATACAAAACCCTGCGCATCGCCGTCTGTCGGTTGCCAGATCGCTATATTCCGGCGCTTCTGTTCTATCCCATAGCCGACAGATACCAGCAGGCACTTGGTATATCCAACACGGGCTGATTTTTGCAGGTTGATTTCTTCGATGTCATCGTCCGTCATCCAGTTGATCAGCGCTCGCTGATACGGGTACGTGGTCCATTTGCCCTCGATGCCGGATGACTCCGGGGAGAGGTAGAAATAGCGGTCGGCCCATTCCGCCCCGGTGAGCGGTTCGCGGATTCTGAATTGCTGCAGGCCGGCTGATATGGCTGGATGGATGTTTATGGTCATTCTGGCCTATCATCCCCCTCAATCTCAATATTCACGCCAGCTATCGCATTCCGAGCCCGAGCAATCGCCTTTTTAACCGTCTGGACGTCATGGCCTGAAAGTTTCGGGTTTAACCGCTTCATTTCGAGCGGGATCGACTCTAGGATTGGAACGACCTGGTCTGCAACCTTCTCGAGCGCGCTGGTCAGGGTCGATACCGGGGCGATCAGTTTTTCCTCCAGGTCGTTTTGCCGTTTTTTCTCCCGCCATTTTTCTTTTTCCAGTTCTGCGGCGTAGTCGAATCTCCCCTGATCGCGGGCTTCATTGTCGTCTCCGACAGATCGGACCTGCCCGGAGGAGACGCCGCGGAGGTATCGGATGTATGCAACCCTGCAGGAATCCAGATCGTATCCCCCTGGTCCTTTGGAGGCCGGCAACACGCCCTCTTTCATCAATCCGCGTACTCTGCGGTCGGTGAGGTCGAGGTGTTCAGCAATGTCTTTCTGATTAGCCATTTACAGGGAAACGGAAGCCATAAATTACATTTTCGTAAATAGCGACAGGTCGAACTCGCGAATCACC